TCAGGCGATGGCATCGCGCATCAAGCGCCGCCTCATCGTGAGCGAAGCATTTCAGGTTCACGCGCCTGGTCGGGAAACCGGCCTTGATCGCCGCGCGCGTGGCGCGCCAGATCGGCAGGCCGCGGTCCCACACTAGCTGCGGCGGTTTTTCTTTTGTCGCCATGCTGCAAAGTTCTCCGTTCCATCAGGCGCGGACGGCACGTCGCCGCCGCGATCAAGTCCATAGAGGTGATCAAAGAAAGCCATCACCGCCGGTACGTACCGGCCGCCCATCAACGTGTCCACCTTCGGCAAGCCGCGCGCTTCGAGGAGCGGCGCAATTTGCCGCCACTCGCGGGCACGATCAGGCCCAAGCAGCCACGCGCCAACAATGTCATCAGGCGCGAAAAGCGGAAGGCTGGAAGGGTGCGCGACCAAGCTAAGCCCCCTGCCCGGCCTGCGGCATCTCACCGAGCCGCGTCCAGTTTGCGGGCTGCGCATAAGTATCGCCGCCCTCAGCTCCGGTGATCGGCGGCATGTTCTCCAGTCGCCGGATATCGTTGGCGCTGAAAACTCCGCTCTCGCGGCCAACCCGATAAGCATCAAACCTGGATTTGATGTCGCCGCGCAGCAGGCCGTCGAGATCGTGCTCGATGTAGTACACGCGCCGGCTCGCATCGGTGAGCAAACAACGCATTGCCGCCGCCTCGATGCGCGCGGCGAGCGGCCCGATACAATTGGCGACTAGGCTGCGCGCCTCCTGCTCGGTGTTCGAGTAAGTCGCCTTGTCGGTCAGGCCGACCGATGTCGGCGGGCAGCCGAAGATCCGCGCAACGTCTTCGTTGGAAAGCTTACGCTGCTCCAAAAATTGACTGTCTTCCGGCGAGAACGAAAGCTTTTCAAATTTCGCGCCGGCATCAACGATAACGGTGCGCCCGGCATTGGCCGCGCCGGCATAAAGATTTTGCATGCCCTGGCGCGCGACGTCCTTCTGCAGCTCGGTCATCGCCATCGGATAAGTCAGCGCCGCCGATGGTCGCAGCGCGTTATCGGAAAGCGATTGCGCAGTCTGCGATTGTCCGACGGCGAGCTGCAGCGCGCCGCGGGCAATGGCGATCGGCGACCAGCCTAAAACACCGTCGCGGGTCGGACCGCGCAGATGGAAAACTTCTTCCTGGAGCAAGACCTCGGTGCGCTTGCCGTTGAAAGCCTGATAGCGCAAGCGGCCGTTCGGCAGCCGCTCGACGGTGCAATCGCCGACCAAAAACGGATGCAGCGCGGTGACCTGGCCGCGCGCGTTGCGCTCGATCCTGGCAAAGGCGTTGCCGAAAAGATCGAGCGCGCGAACCATATACTCGCGCGCCTCGAACGCGCTCTGCAGCGGATTGGCGATCGAGTGCAGCACGTCATAGAGCGGATTGTCGTCGGCGCGCTCGCGGCCGCCGTCAGGCGTGCGGCGGAACAAGAACAACGGCACGCTGGCCAGGATCTCGGAACGCAATGCAACGCAGCGGGCGGCGACGGCCAGGTTGCTCAGCACATTATCCGGGGACGGCATGCCGGGGCCGCGCATGGCGGCGAAATTTGCCCAATAAGGATCCGTGAACACCTCACCGCGTTTTTCGATGCCGAAGATTTTTGCCAGGAGACCCATCTACAACGTCTCCAGAAAGCGACGGGCGAGCGCGAGGCGAAAGCCCGTTACATTGTCACGGGCTTTCATCCGCGCATTGACGACGGTGCCCTCGTATGCGGGCCAGGCCGACACGACGCTGATCTCTTTGAGATCGACGGCGCGCAGCGTGCGCTTGCTGCCGTCCCAATGATCCCCGTCCTTGCCGACGAGGAAGCCGAACGACATCCCGCCGAGGTCGCCGCGCTCGGCCAAGGCGAGCACATCACCGCCGGCCGTCGTCGCCGGCACGTCGAGATCGAAGGCCAGGCCGCGGGTATCCTCGGCCAGGCGCAGCGTTTTGCTTTTGGTGCGAGCGAGCACGCGCGCCGGATCGTGATCGACGAGCGCGACGATGTCACAGCCCTTGCGTGCCGTGAAAAGCGAGGCCTTGAACGCCCCTGGTGCGACGGTTTCGGTGAAGTCACCGATCCGCGCCTCGACGTCGAACAGCGCCGCATAACCTTCGAGGCGGCGGCCCTTGGCGCGGACTTCGAGCTGCGCGGAGCGGCGTTCGATGCCGTTCGCGCCGCCGCGCACCATCGTCACCTCGTCCCAAATGAGCGCGCACGTTTCTTCGTCGAGGCCTTCCTCGCTGGTACAGCGATCGAGCCAATCGGAGTAGCTCTCGTCGAAGTCGGGGCCGACTTGGCGTTGCGAAACCATGATCAGCTCTTTAGGCCGCGATGAGATCGTTGATATACGCGAACGCCTTGGGCTGCCGTATCTGAACATCGCAAGTCATCATGCCGCGGATGAGAACGTTTCCTTTTGGAAAGGCCGTCGCGTCAAACGGATTGACCAGCAGATCGAACTCGCTCCAATAACCGATCATCAATTGGCTCCAGTCGCCGAAGATCAGCGCCGACAAGTTCGTGCCCGTGCCTCGCGTCAAATTGCTCGGCACCAGGTTCGAGATCGCAAGCGGGTAACCGGCCAATGAGTTCGCGCCAGGCTCGCCCAAGATGAAATTCGAACTGGTGTCGGCCGTGCTCTTCAAAGTTGTCGACATCGACTTTGTGACTTTGGCGTTCGTCGCAAAACCGAGCGATCCGGTGAGCGCGTTGGCGAGTTCGGCGCTCGCGATCGCGGCGATCACATTTGCCCACGTAATCGCCGCGCCATTGCCGCCGGTCGTGACGGCCGTGGTGTTGGAGTTCGCCAGAACGCCGGTCGGCTGATTGCTGCCGCCGCCCTGGATGGCAACGCTGTCGACGGCACGCGCGAGCAATGCGGCGAGATCATCGCGCAGCAACGCCTCAACGTCGGGCGAGGATTGCAAGATCATATTGCGCGAAACCTCGGTAAACGCGCCGGCATGCTTCGGCGTAAATGACACTTTGTCGAGCTGGACGTCGCTGGCGGTTAGCGGGCTATTTTCTGCGACCCACTGACCGGTCGCGCTCGCCTTCAGCCGCGGGATGTCGACGTTGCCGACCAGGCCGTTGAGTACGCGGGCACCGAGCCGGCGCACCACCATGGCATCGCGCAAGATGTCGATGAACTGGTCGGCCCTCCAATCGGTGCCGATCAAGTTCGAACCTGGCCCGCCAGCAGGTAGCGCGGTCGTGACGACGCGCTTTTCGAAAACGCTGGTCGGACACAGCATGCCTTGAGCAGGGCGGCCGCTGCGGCGCTCCAGCTCTTTGCTGATCTCGATCTCGCGCCCAAAGTCGCCGGTCACTCCCGGCATCTGCGAGCGGATGGCATTGAACAAAGAAAACTGGCGACACTCAGTTTCAAATCTGTTGTCACCATTGCCGACCGGCTCGCCTTGCATCCGGCGCTCGGCCTCGGCGAGAAACTCGGCGTTGCGCAGATCGCGCTCGATGCGCTCGATCTCCTGCTTGCCGGTGTCGAACGCGGCCTGCTCCTGATCGGTGAGATCGCGTTTTTCCGATGTGGCTTTATTGACGATGGCGCGGATGGCATCTGTACGAGCTGCGCGCCTCTCCTTCAGCTCTGCAAGTTGCAACATTTTAGTTCTCCTTTCGCCCGCGCGCGGGGCTGGTTAAACGCGGCGATCTGTTTCGTTTGGCGGTGCTTCGCCCAGAAACTTGCGGCCGGATCGCGCGGCCGTTTTTCATCAGATCTCGACAGGCCTCCCTCGGACATCGAGACCGCCGCGCTGCTGCTTGGCGAGCAGATCAGTGGCGGCCAGGAAAACGCGAGACCACATGTCGGTGAGCGGAACGACGATGCTCGGCGCATCGGCTGGGAACGTCATCCGTTGCGCGTTCGGGTTCAAAACCGGATCGTCGACATAGAAGTGATGTTCATCGGGGCGGCGATACGCGGCCCACGACACCAGGCGACCATCGCGCTGCTGCTGCGACACGACCAGGCGAACGCAGTCCGAGCGCCGCTTGCCGGCAGCGTTGCGCTCGAAGTGTTCACCGATCAGCGGGCTGCAGAAGTCGGCGATCTCGCTCGCAAGCGATGGCTTAACGCCGGCATGATTGACGCAGCTCGCGATCAGTGCGGCGCGAGCCATGCTGACGATCGAGAAGCGTTTGAGCGGCGTGCGGCGCGGGCCGAGCACATAAGCGTCGACTTTCAGGAAGCCGAACCCGATCCAGTTCTCGACGGTCTTGATGGTCTCGCCGACTACCTCGCAGACCTCGGCCTGCGAAAATTGCGGCAGGTAGACGTCATAGAAGGTGTCGCCGTCATGGGGCATGCCCCAAATCTAGCGCACTAACGTTGGGGGACCAAGGAAAATTTGCGGCCTACGGCGCTAGACCACCTCTAGGAACGGCTGCCAGGCCGGCGGCTGTTCGTGCCGACACGCCACGGCGATCGCCATCACCAGGCCGACGAGCGGATCGATCCTGCCCTGCGATCGCCGCTTCGAGAGCTTGCGATTGCCCGCGGCATCCATCTCGATCTTGGCGTTGCCGACGGTCATGGTCAAAACCGGATGCATGCCGTGCCGAAGCTTGCGCTCCTCGACCAGGCGTTCGAGGTGATCGACTGCCGGGGCCATGTCCTTGAAACCCTGGCCAAACGGCACCAGCGGCACGTCGCAGCCGATCGCAGCCAGCTCGCGGGCCAGATCCTCGATGCGCCAGCGATCGAACGCGAGCGCCTGGATGCGATATTGGCCGTGCAGCTCGGCGATCGTGCGCGCGACCACGCCGGGATCCGTGGTGCGTCCTGGAAACGTCAGCAGATGGCCGGCTTTCGCCCACGAGCGATATGGCATCCGATCTTCGTCTTCGCGCTCGCCGATCGTCTCGCCGGGCAGCCAGCAGAACGGCAGCACGTCAAAGCCGCCATCGTCATCCTGGAAGACGAGCACCAGCGCGGTCATGTCGCGCGTCGCGCCGAGATCAAGGCCGGCGAAGCAGGAGCGGCCTTTGAGCGATACCGGGACAATTGTCCCGGTATCCCCGCATGCCTTCCACGCGCTCGCCGTCAGAAACTGCGCGCTGGCATCGCAACGCTGGTTGAGCACCAGGTTGCGGAAAGACATTTCGGCCGCCGGCATCCGCTGCGCCTGCAGCGCCAGGCGCTCGACGTCCGCGCGCGATCGGAAGTCGCCGATCGCCGGGTTCGCCAGCTTCCAGGTCGCCGGCAGCCATGGATCGGCATCGGCGGGCGCGCTGTACAGCGTCAGATGAAAACTTGGATCGTCGATCTCGCCGCGTTCGATGCGCAGCCCATAGTCGATGAGCTGTGACATCGGCGCTTCGTCGCGCGCTGCTTGCGTCGAGATGATGATCATGAGCGGCTCGGCGCGCTTGCCCATCGCGGTGTCGAGCGCATCGAGCAAATCGCGCGCCTCGGTTTGCCCCAGCTCATCGTAGATGACGCAGCTCGGGCTCAAGCCGTGCTTGGTGCCGCTCTCGCGCGTCAATGCGGCATAGCTCGAGCCGGTGCCGACGACGTCCTCCAGCTCCTTGGTGAAACGTTTGATCGAGACGCGCTTGGCGAGCCACGGCGTGCGCTCGATCATCGCCGACATCTCGGCGTGGATGCGCGACGCCTGAAATCGATCGTTCGCCGCGCTGTAAATCTCGCCGCGACTTTCGGCTTCAGGTCCGACCAGGTGACAGAGCGCCAGGGCGGCCGCCAGCGTGGTTTTTCCGTTGCCGCGACCCAATGACAGCACCGCCGTGCGAACGAGCCTGCGGCCGTCCTTGTCGGTTTTGTAAACCGTGCGGATGAAACGTTTCTGCCAAGGCCTCAGTCCAAAATTGGACCCAGCGAGCGGCCCCGACGAGCACGGCAGCGTCTCGATGAACCTGATGACGCGCTCGGCGCGCGAAAGGCCTGGCGCGTCCCATGGATGGCGTTTCGATGACGCGCTCTGCTTGCCCAATGACGGCCGTTTAATTGTTATCCGGCGCGGTCCAGCGAGGCCCATTTTTTGCGCTTATAACAATATGCATTATTTCACCGGCTCCCATGTTGAAACCATTTTGCGCAGGCAAGTATCCTTCCTGCTCATTGAGCCATTGTAAGTGGGCAAGCGTTTATAGCGTTCCCATGTATCAACCGCCTTTTGACACTCCTCGGCGGACTTAAAAATAAATTGCCGATCCAGCTCGCAACGCGGCTGTGAAAAGTTGGCGCTGTACAGGCAAGTCATCACTGCAAAAATCTCAACCATGGCTGCGGTCCTTTGTGTCAAGCCTCAATCGATCCAACTCAATTTCCTTCTCCGGCGGCGGTCGCCGAGCGGCCGCGGATGGTCTTTAAGGGGGATATACCCCTTGGGGCAAACAAAACGACGGGCACCATCGGCATCGGCAATTTTTCTTCGGACAATTGTCCGAAGAAAATGATCACCGATTGAACGGATGGCTCGGATCAATCGGCATGCCGCTTTCATCAGCGCCTTTAACAAGCCCGCTTGCATGCTTTGTATTGTGACAGCTCACGCACAACGATTGCAGGCCGTCGATCGTCGGATAGATCGGGCCGCCGTCGGCAATGGCGTGGATGTGAT